TAGTTGTTTAATTTCTATTCTCATTTCATCTATTGCTTTAAATAATGTTTTCATTCTTTCTGCACAAATAGCTTCATGTTTTGATAATCTCATACCTGTCATTTGATTTGTTAATTCTTTTGCAGTTATTGTTTTTTTTCTAGGCATCTTCTTCCTCTACATTATTTTCAATACATCCAAATCTTACATATAATTTATATTTATTTACTTTATCTACATTCATTTTTTTTATTGTAGAAATAGCAATACTATAACCACCTATACCACAATCATAAAAATTTCCAAATTCAATAGCAGGTTTATATGGTTCTTCACAAGTGTTTGATAAAGCAGAACAAAGCTGCATAATTAAAATAAATTTCATAACATATAATATTAATATTTAAGGATGAATAAGGTGGTGCTTATTCATCCCAGTATTTCTTTATCATTTTTTAAACCAAGGAGGAAGTCCTAAATGTGGACGTTTATCAAAAAGATTATGTTTTGATTCTTTTGTCTTACAATTGTTGTAATGAAGAAAAACTTGTACGCATACTTTGCCTTTAAATTTATTTCTCCAATGTTCTAATTCACAACCTCTATAAACTAACATATCACCTGGATCTAATTGTACTTTAATACCTTTCATACCTTCTTTACCTGAAGGTTCTAAGTATATATCCCAAGGATCTCCACCCAAATTCATAGTAGTTGATATTTCACAAGAAAATCTATCTTTGTGTCTTTTTAATACATCACCTTTTTTATATATTCTTGCGTATGTATAAGATGGTTGAAGTTTTAATCCTGTTGTTTTTTCCATAATGGGTTGGCATTTTAACATTAAAGTTTCCATTACTATGTCAGAATAACAAGAATAGGTATTTGGTATTTGTTCATTAACACCTTCATAATATCCAAGCATTACTTCATAAGGTGAAATATATCTTTCTTTTAAACAAGTATCATACACTTGTTTTTTCATTAAAAAATAATTGTAAATAAATCTAGCTTGATCTTTACATATAGCTTTTTTAATAACAGCGTATTTATTTTTTTTAAACATCTTTAGCCATTTCTTTTGGCACAGCTTGTATGTTCCAATGAATAAATCTAAATGGTTCTTTACCATGATCTACTGCGTATTCATGTTCTAAATAACCTGGAAAAATAATTAGAGTTCCTGGAGTGGGTTTAAAATGTATTAATTCTGTACCACCCCATACACCTTTTAAATCTGACTTCATTTTTAATTTTGTACATCTTGCACCTGTTCTGGGTTCGTGAAATATAGGATAAGAAGTTTTATCGCTACATTTTAAAAAGTAAAAACCTGATATATGTTGATTCCAATGTATATGTGCAGAGTGATGACCACCACCTTTTTTAGCAAACTCTTGTACCCACAACTCACTAAACAAAGTTGTGTATTGTGTCATATCATAACCTTGATGATCTAAATATTCCCAAGATTTTTGACCAATATAATTTCTAAAATCTATAAAATCATTATCTGTTGTTAGTGGTGTAGAATGATATGATCTACCAAAATCACCAAATTCTTTTATATATTTTTTTTCTTTTTTCCGAGCTTCAGTAATATATTTATTACTAGCTTTGTTTAATGATTTAACAAATTCAGGTTTATATTCTGACCAAATAGTTGTATTAAAATAATTATTAATAAACATTATCTAAAAGGATAACCTAAATGCCAAACAACAAGACTATATCTTGTTCCTTGTGTTATTGGTTTTACTCTATGCCATACAAATGATGGAAATACTATTATAGAACCTTTAGGTAAAATTTCAATTGCTTTCTTACAATGTTTATGTTCGTCCCTAGCGTAAGGATCATAATTTCTAAAATCAAATTCTAGTTCACCACCTTTATATTCTGAACCATCAGTAAGCTGACAAGTCATAGATAGTTTTCTAATTTTACCATGATCATGTGTATTAGGTTTATTATAAGGTTTATCCCAACTATCACAATGCCAATCATAATATTGATTTAATTTATATTTTGTAAATTGACAAGACTCTGATCTTTCCCAATCAAAGTTCCAACCAGCTTTTTTATTTGCTTCATGTACAAATGGATGTATTTCTTTGTATATCCAAGTATCATTAAGCCAAACAAGATCAGAATTTCTTTTTTTTTTCATATCTTTTATTTCTTGTTTGGTAAGTTTTTTATTACCATAACTACCAGTTCTAGCTATAGATTCAGCTTGTAATAATCCATATTTAATTATTTCATCACAAAATTTAGGTGTTAATGCAGATTTAAAATACCAATAATAATTAGTTAAATTCATGTATAATTAAAGTTTATTACAACTCTTCTTGGTTTATCAGTACAAGAAGAACCTGTGTGTTCAAGTGCAGAATTAAATTCTATTAATTTATTTTCTTCACTTATTATTTTTTTACCATTTTTAAATTTAGTATAACCATTACAATTATTTATGTAAAAAATACTTGTAGTTCCTACAGGTTGATCTGTATGAAAACCATGTTCAATTGTTTTATTTGTTTGTAATAATAAATTAGCTTTTACCGCATTTAATTTTTTATATTTTAATTTTAATAAAATAGGTTGTATAAGATCTATAAATTCTTGTGTACAATTAATTCCTTTGTGATTACAAAATAAAAACGTAAATTGATAAAAACCATCTTTTTCTTTATTTACCCCATCATTAAAAAACCAAGGCATATTACTAGACATCATTTTAGATTTAAGTTTTTTAAATTCTAAATTAGATAAAAATTTTTTATATATATTCATACGTTATAGTTTGTACAAAGTTTAAAGAATCTTTTTGTTTGTTTGTTAAATAATACATACAAGTAGAAGGAAACATTATAAAATCATTGTTTTCTAAAGGTATATCCCAAGATTTACCTTTTCTTCTATTGTCGTCATAATGTATTCTAATATTACATTTATTAACTTGAACACCATATAAACAAGTATAATCAGGAGAATTTCTTAAATCAACTGTATCTATATTTAATAAAGGTATTGAAACTTCTTGAGGTTTATATGTGTCTCCCCAAGTTTGTTTATTAATTAAACTAATACTATGTTCTACATTAACATGATCTCTTATAAATGTATTTAGCATATCCCAATTTTTTGAAAATGGAAATGTATAATCATTAATGTTAGATTCTAATATTTGTTTTGATAAATGTTTTCTGTTTATTTCAAAACCTTTTGGCATTAAAACTTTACCATAAATTATACTTATTTCTGATAAAATTTTTTTATTTACACCACCACCCATAAAAAATTATGCTATTAAATTTGTAACATCCCAAGATTGTCCATCTTCATTCCAACTATAACTCCAGTAATGTGTTCCTGCTTCGTTTTGTGAAATTTGTTCAGCAGTTAAATTTGGTTCATCACCAATAGGTGATTTCCAAGATGCAGTATTAAGATCTTTAACCCAAGATGGATAAGGTTTTTTAGACCAAAATATTTTATTATCTTCATCCCAAGTGTAACCTATACCTGCATAGTTTCCTCTAAATGCTTTTGAGTTATCACCTGAAGAGTGTGTATTGTTTTTTGTATTGTATGAAGTTTGAATCCACATTTCTGCTGTCCAATTATTATGTTGTTGTAAATATTCTTGACCTACTTTTTCATCTTCAACTCCATTAGCGTTTAAAATTTTATCATTATCTAAAGTAAGAACTTGAAGAACTTTTCCATTTAAACCTATTTTTGCAAAGTGTGCCATAATTTTTTCTTTATATATTAATTTTAAATTTGTATAAATACATATTAATTTTGATATTTATATCGTATTACTACAATACCAGAACCACCATTTCCACTAACGCTTGATGGACCTGGACCAAAAGCACCGCCTGTTCCACCACCTCTATTTGCAGCTCCTGCTGCTGATGGTGTATTTGATGCAGCTCCAGCAGTTCCTGAACCACAAGGACTAGCAGCTCCTGCTGTTGCAGATTGTCCGCCACCAGATAGTCCACTTCCACCACCACCACCAGAATAACCGACAGGAGTTGCTGTAATACAGGAAGTTGCTCCTGCACCTCCTCTACCTGCTGTAGATGGAGATGGAATAGCGTTTTGACCTGATTCAGTTGCACCGCCACCACCTGCTGTTGCGTATGGAGAAGCTGGACTGTGTCCTGTACCTCCAGGTGAACCTTGAGGGGGACTGACAGGAGGGGTATTACCTGCTCCTCCTGCTGAACCTGGACTTGTATTTTTCCAAGAACCTCCACCTCCTGATCCACCAGCAGTTCCAGCAGATCCTTGTCCACCACCTCCTCCGCCACCAGCAGAACTTATTGATGAAAAACTTGATGTGCTTCCTGCTCCTCCATTACAGTTACTAGGTGCGGGAACTCCTGTTCCACCACCTCCTACTGCAATTGGATAACCTTGTACTGAAACTGGTAAAGCAGCAACACAAGCTCCTAATGGAGATGCTGTATATGATCCTGATGCAGTTCCAGCAGAAGCTCTAAAACCTCCTCCTCCTCCACCACCACCATAGTGAGAACCTCCAGTTCCACCACCAGCTACTACTAAATAATCTACAGTATTAGAACCACTTGGTGTTCCTGCATTTGAAACTGTAAAAGTTCCTGGACCTGTAAATTTATGAATTTTATAATCTCCGCTTGTACTTATAGTTCCTCCTGTAGCCACTACATAAGGATTACCTGTAACATTACTTGTTGAATCTTGAATATTTTTCCAACCTTCTGTTCCATCTACATAAACAAAAGTTACTGATTGTCCCTCTGTAGACAAAATTGCATCAGCAGCAACACCACCTATTTTTTCTGAACCATTTGGACTTACTGTTAAATTATTTGTTTGAAAAGTATTTGTATAATCTACAACTGAAACGATTGCTCCAGCAGATCCTGCTGGTAAGTTTATTGTAAAAGCTCCTCCTGATGTATTAGCAAAATATCCTTTTTCACTTTCTGCTGTAAAAGTTGCTGTTTTAATATCTCCTGTTTGCCAATTAACACCATCTACTCCAGCAGCAGCTTTTTTAAGACCAGAAGATCTACCTTCATTATTTTTTATAATACCAGTCATTTAAAACTACCTCGTTTGATCTAAATAAGTTACAGTAATGTCAACATTAGCTGAACTTGCAGTTGCTGCACAAAGATGATCTTCATCTTCTAAAACTATTCTGTCATTAAAAACAAAAGTCTCATTAGCACCAACAGCTTGATCAGATAAAATTTCGTAATCTGTACCGCCACCACCATCATCAATATAAACATCAACTGTTTCAGCAGCTCCTGCTGTTTCAGTTATAACTATTGATAAGATTGTGTAAGTATGACCATTAACTCCATTTAATAAAACACTTTCGGAGTTTGTTACTCCTGCGTTTAACGAAACTTTTAGTAATTCACTTGCCATTTTATTCTCCTATTTAAAAACCTAATACCAATGCTTTACCTGTAGTTGATATAAAGGAATTTTGAGATGAATTAGCTGCTACAGTAACTGTATCAGTTGATCCACCAGTTGTTGTTATGCCATTACCAGCAGCGATTGTCAATGTGTTACCATTAGTAATAGTTTGATTTGCTCCAGAAGTACCAGCTAATGTAAAGCTACTCATATCTCCTGAACCATCATTACCAGAATAACTAAAGTGTACTCCAACACCATCTGTATTTGAAAATGATCCTGAACTAACAATATGAGTTACTGGAACTTTTGTATATCCTGATGCGTCTGTAACAGCACCAGATACTTTAAATGTTGCATAAGTAGAAGGTGTACCTTCTTTAGTTACAGTTACAATTCCTTTTGCTGTTGTGTTTGTTACATCATCCCAAGATTGTACATAACCAGATATATCTGCACTAGCATCATCTGCATCATCTACATATAAAATTGAAACACTAGATAGTGTACCATTATTAAAAGCAATTTTTCCTGCACCTGGGTCAGCATCACTCGTTGATGAACTCCAAGTCATTGATAATTGTGAGTTAGTTCCACTTGCTCCTGTCGAGCCAGTTGATCCTGTGCTTCCTGTTGCACCTGTTGAACCTGTGTCTCCTTTATTACCTGATCTTGAAAAATGTACTGATAGTTCGTCAGCAGCACTAAAAGTATTGTTACTTGCTACATGAGTAACTGCTAATTTTACATAACCAGAAGCATCTGTAGAAGCACCAGTTATATTAAATCTTGCATAAGTTGATCTATCGTTAATATCGTAGATCATTAAGTTACCTCTAATAGTAGAAGTTGAATCATCCCAAGTTAAAATATCTGTAGATACAGTTACACCATTTTGATCAGCATCATCTATATAGATTGCTGTAGCAGATGCGTATGTACCATTATTAAATGCTATTTCTCCAGCACCAGGATCTGCATCACTTGTACCTGTATCAAATTTGTAGTAATATCCTGGTATTGCACCATCTTCTCCAGAAGCTGTAAATGAAATAAATACTCTATCATCATCAGCAAAAGTACCAGCAGTATCAATATAAACTAAAGAAACTTTTGTATAACCACTAGCATCTGTAATTGCACCAGTTACTTTGAATACCATCCAAGTATCTAAAGTATTTGTTTTTGAAATTCTTATTCTTCCTCTGTTAGTATCATTACCACTAACATCATCCCATGATTGTACCCATGCTGAAACATCTGTACCATTGTATTCTAAATCATCAATGTACATTTCAGTAGCACTTGATATTGTTGCATTGTTTAATCTAAATTTTCCTGCTCCAGGATCAGCATCACTTGTTGTTGTTGAATATTGAAATTCAGCACTATCTCCACCAGCAGGTAAAAAGTTTGCAACTGTTGTTAAGTTACCATCACTATCAAATCCTAAAGTCTTAGATGCTCTTGTTGCAGCATCATCTGTAAATTCTGATGATGTAATTGTATTGGTTCTTGAAACTTTAAACGATCTATCTAACTCCTCTTGCATCTGTTGGGTCGTCATAGTTGCACGATCCAAACCCTCTTCATGTGATTCCGCAGGGAATGGATCATTAGCGATATAATCTATCGCTTGAGTTTG